ACATCGATATTTTAACCTTCACCATCTGAAAATACCGTGACCGTGAAAACTGCGAAAGAAAATCATGAGGCACATCAGTAAATTTTGTATCATTTGCTAAGCATTGCTGTTACATTCGGTTTTATGATGAATCCTCCTCAGCGGCAGGGCTAACTAACCTGATGATTTGTATATCAAGCGGCTCATCGTGAATTTCTGAAGCAGCGAGTCACGAGTGGTTAGCTCAATGACTCACCGGGAGGCACCCGGCATCATATCCATAAGCCCCTGTATAATTGCAGGGGCTTATTTACATTACAAAAGCATAGTAGTAGACATATTACTCTTAATACTCATAGCCGATAATTAGGTTCGAATGAATATACCGTTTAAAGAATCATCTAACTTTTATTAGGTCTGAATACCTCGTAGTATATCGTGGAGATAACATATCCCGTTTCATCTGCCATTGCTGCTGTATGCCCTGCCCGGCAAAATAAAGCGTTCCCTTTCCATCTTTCGCGTTCAGATAATCCAGAACTTCCATCAACCTATCGCTACCAGCGCGCGGCGCGTTCTCGTCGAACAAGTTGAGCTGGGCCACACCATGGCTAAAGAAGTCACCCAGCATAATGCCGGCTTTCTGGTAACGGTGTCCGTCTTTCCAGATTTTGTCCAGGCACTTTACCGCGGCGTTAATGATGTCGCGTGAATCCTGAGTGGGGGTAAGAAGCTTCATGGACGCACTGTTACCGTAATACGGCTCGTTAAGCGCAAAGGGAGAGGTTTTCACGAACGCAGAGATAAACCGGCAATACTGGTGCTCACCACGAAGCTTTTCAGCACCACGGGCCGCATAGCTGCAGATGGCCTGACGCATCTGCTCATATTCTGTGACGCGTTCACCAAAAGACCGGCTGCAGACGATTTCCTGCTTAGCTGGTGCAAACTCCTCCAGCTCGAGGCATGGCTCGCCGCGCAGCTCCCTGACCGTTCGCTCGAGTACCACGTTAAAGTGTTTGCGGATAATCCAGGTGCTTTGTTCTGAGAGGTCCAAAGCCGTTTTGATGCCCATGGCGTTAAGCTTCTTACTTATACGCCTGCCGACGCCCCACACGTCCTCTACAGGCACAATAGCCAACAACCGACGCTGCCGGTCGATATTGGACAAATCAACCACCCCACCAGTCTGGCGCTGCCATTTCTTGGCGGCGTGGTTTGCCAGTTTAGCGAGTGTTTTTGTCTGAGCAATGCCAACCCCGACAGTCAGGTGTGTACGCTTCAGAACCTTAGAGCGGATTTCTTTCCCGAAGTCAGTCAGGTCCCGGCAGTTGCGAACGCCAGTCAGGTCGCAAAAAGCTTCGTCGATGCTGTAAATTTCGACGCGGGGGCTCATTTCCTCAAGCGTCGTCATTACCCGGTTCGACATATCTGCGTACAACTCGTAATTACTGCTGAAGCAAACCACACCAGCGCGCCGGAATAGATCCTTTTGCTTAAAGAATGGCTCTCCCATAGTAATTCCAGCGGCTTTGGCCTCGGCGCTGCGTGCTATTACACAGCCGTCATTATTCGAAAGAACAACCACTGGGCACCCTTTTAAGTCGGGCCGAAACACCGTCTCGCATGATGCATAGAACGAATTCACATCACAGAGCGCAAACATGTTCAGCTCGCCGATTTCACGATGAAAGTCACGACACCGAACACATCAAGCGTGTCCTCGCTGCCGACAATTATCGGCGAGTAAGCGCTGTTCATAGGATTGAGTTGCACGGTCGGGCGCAGCTGCAGACGCTTAACAGTGAATTCCCCTTCCACCGCGGCAATGACAATGTCACCGTGCTCAGCTGTGCGCGAGCTGTCCACCACCAGCAGATCACCATCGCTGATCCCGGCTTCGAGCATTGAATCACCCGCGGCTTTGACGAAGTATGTTGAGCTCGGGTGGGAAACCAGTAACTCATTGAGATCGATACGCTGTTCAACGTAATCAGCAGCAGGGCTTGGAAAACCACACTGTACTAAGTCACTGAAAAGCGGGAGAGCGATAATTTCTCGCAGTTCTGTTGGCCTGATGAATTCCATTGCACACACCTCAAATACTGCTTTTATATACAGTAGTTTTATTTGTAAATGTCCGCAAGATGGAGACACTACCATCTCTGCTTAAAGCTTCGCCGTTTCGTTTCTAAGTTTCTATCCAACTTCGAATTATGAGTTTTGTAAATTTTATGGCCGCAACTCAGTGTGAACAGATTTAAGCCGATTTTGAAACTGGGAATTTTTTATACAACGTGCAGACGGCAACGTCATAAATTATCGCTACCTGCTTCCTGTCCACACCGTTCGCTATCAACCGCCCGGCCTGCGCCCATTGGTCCTGGGTAAGCTTCGGACGCCTGCCGCCGATTCGCCCTTTCTCACGAGCTGCAGCAAGACCTGCCCGGGTGCGTTCCACAATCAACTCCCTCTCCATTTCCGCCAGGGCTGACATGATATGAAAGATGAAGCGACCCATCGGGCTTGATGTATCGATACTGTCTGTGAGGCTCTTAAAGTGGATACCGCGCTGCCGGAGTTCGTCCACCAGCAGCACCAGATTACGCATGCTGCGCCCAAGGCGGTCCAGCTTCCAAACCACCAGCGTATCCCCCTCATTCAATGCCTTTAGAAGCTTTTTGAGTGCTGGCCGGTTTGCCACAGTTCCGCTCATTTTTTCTTCGAAAATCTGTTCACATCCTGCGCGTTCTAGCGCTTGCCGCTGAAGATCCGTATTTTGGTCATTTGTTGACACCCTTACATAGCCAATTTGCATATTTTTCACCCAGTTATTTCTGCAAAAAAATCAGGTGAAGTTATCGGCTAGGCCGCTCAGGAGCAATCTATAAAACGTCGGTTTAGGAAGTGCAGCTCTGAAAAATGTTGGTTTAAATCCTGGAGACATTGCAACCGTCCATTCCGGGCGAGGATCATCAGCAAACCCAGTTCAAAAAATCTGGGATGGGATATATGAGCCGGGAGTAGCTGGGGCATTGTTTCCTGAAAGTTGTGTAATTCAGGTATTGCCGGGTCCGACATCATCTGAGTGGGGAGAATTGGGTATAGGGTATGGGCAGTCAAACAGGGCGTTCATTGCAAAGGCATCTTACAGTTCCACAATACCTACTGGAAATATTACGGTGATGGAGCTGTGGCACTCACATAATACAACGGTCGATGCGAACGGTTTTCTTAAGCGAGCTTCTCCAGTAGTGAAGATCTTTAAAGATGGTGATTATGAAACTAACGACGAATCAGCAGGGGTTACTGTCTCTCGTCTGGATGTCGGCCAATATCTGATTGAAGGTTGTGAAGCACTCAATTCAGACGCTGCCTGGGGGGGGATCGACGGAGGGTTTGAGATTCCCACAGACCGGAATAAACAACCGCTGATTTGGCTGGATTATGAGGTTAATGCCGATGGTTCTGTGTTGGTCAAAACCTATCATCGTACACACTCTGATGCACCAGCATTCGCCAGGAACGAACAGGACGGTATAAACGATGGAGATCCTGTCGATATCCCTGCTGACCAGTTCGTCTGCGTGCGGGTGGAAATGCCCGCTGATTGTTTATTCAACCAAAAAAAGTAAGTTGCTGAGACGACTACCTCCCAGCAGTCAGCTCGCTCATCATCCTTTTGATCCCGCTAACTTCATCCATTAAAGCAAGGATAGCCTCATGGTGAAGTGCTGCTGATGCACCAGGCACATCTACCGATAAGGTTTTCTCAACTACCGTACCGTCTTTAAGTTCGGTACGTCCTCCCTCAAAAACTGCCGTCGGCATGACTTTCATAAGCTCCTGTGCAATAAAACCCTGCCCAGGAGGTGCATCATCCAGACGCTCCCAGGTATATCCATGCATCATTCGCATTTTATCAAGCGGGTTTTCTATAACCTTTATGTTGGTTTTGATCTCTTTATCGGAATTGCTCAGCCATGAGCCGGCATTCGCAACAGCGTTTCCTGACAACTGGAAATCCCAAGAAACGTTACGTGACGCAGTATCGATTCCCATGATTACGTTACTGACCTCATAATCTCCTGAGGTGTTGTACTGCATGATGACATAACCATCAGATGCAGGACGTTTGAAAACTAATCCCGAACCATTTTTCACACCGGCACCGGGAATAAAAACATTAAGTTCAACCGTGCTTCCTAGTTGTGGGTCAACTTTTAGAAGTTGCTTTCTGATACCACTACTGTTTTCAGTTGCCAGATCTCCCAAACCGAGGTTTTTGCGAGCGCCTGATTCGGTTGTCGAACCGGTACCGCCCTGGTTAACAGGTACGGCCCCACCGCTCTTGGTTGCCATATTGTCAGACAGATATTTCCATGATGGGCCGGTGAAGGTAGTGCCGTCTGGCAGTTTCACTGTGATGTTTCCGGCTGCGCTGTAAACCTGCTGCCAGTTCTGTTTGTCGTAATTTAGTCCACGCAGCGCTTCAGCACTTTGCGCCACCAGCGCAGCAGTGACCATGTTCAGCGCCACACGGGGAACCGCTGACCAGGCCGCACCGGATCGAGTAGGCCCGGTATAGTTGCTGACCAGCGTCAGCTGGGTATTACTGTCGACCGTTTTCACCGGCAGCGTGTACGGCACACCGCCCACAGTCGAAACAATGAAATCACCTGCGGCGAGTTCGGTTGCGAATGAGGTTCCGGAACCGCCAACAATAGCGGACCCGTTTGTCAGGGTAATGGTTCCTGCCGACATAATGGACTCCTGAATTCAGATAATAAAAAACCCGCCAGAGCGGGTTGTCAGTAAATTGCATCAATAACGGGGATGGATAGACTTGTCAGCCTTCGTCCTACGACGCTGTATTTCGATGTCCACGAAGCAGCATTTCTTCCCCTCCCGGCGCGCACCAGATTGCCGCTGCGGATCAGGCCCGCCCATTTCAAATAGTCCCAGCCGGTGTAAACCTCGCTGTTATAGCCATAGCGGCCAAGCAAAATCATGCCCTCGCCAATATTGGTATTTGACCATGATGGTGTATAGGTCTGGTTCCGGTACACAAATGGCCTGCGCGTGGTGGAGAACACACAGACACCTCCCTTAATGATATTTAGCCCCCTCCCAGGCGTCGGGCTTACGCCACTGGCAAAAATAGCGATCTGCATGGTAACGGTCGCATCCTGATCGAGACCAGCATGGTCTATTGTCGCAATAATATTCGAGCCGTCGAATTCAATGGTGACGTTATCAGCACTCCACTTTGCGAACACCATATAGCGGTCGCGTGAGATATTTGTCGTCGGTGTAGCCCAGCTCCCGGTGAAAGTGACAGTGCCGCGCCAGACGCAGTAGCCAGACATCGTGGCATCAGTGATTGAGAGGAAATCCGTGCTGTCCTTAATCAGCAATCCCCTACCTGAAGAGGTCGGTAGAATTTGCCAGATTGATGAGGCAAAAGTACGAGAGCTCCCAAGGCCATCACTCCGCCAGTTGTTCATGGTCATGGTATTGCCGTTTACGGTAAAACCATCCAGCATGACAATGGTTGGAATCAGATTGGTGCCCACCCAAAATCTGTCGACAGTATTGCGCGGAATAAGGACGATCTGACTTCCATCAACTCGCTGGTTAATTGTGAACTGGTTCCCCGAACCGGCATCGCTAACATTCTGGCAAAACGAAGGGCAGCGGAGCCCGGCTGTTATTTCCATTGCCGGTCCTCCGTCGTTATAAGGTATTCGTAATCCTCTTGGCATTATGGCCACTCCCCAAGAATCATCAGATCACCACCGCCGAGGTCGACTTTTACTCCCTTCCCGTCAATGGTGACGCCGTTACCGTTACCGGTGAACGCGAAGTTGCCGCTGGTAGCGTAAAGCGCCCCATGAAGCTCACAATTCCCGCCCTTATCAATATTCCACCCGGCACCACCAGGACCAGCCACATAGTTTGATGAGCGTATGTAATTACCTATCTTCGCGTTAGTAATGCTGCCATCCTGAATAAACGCTGAGCTGATAAATACCTGGCCATTAACCACAGCGAACGGCGAATACTGGGTATCACCACTGCCACTCATCAGCACGAACTGGTTAGCGTTAAATCCAACCCTGGTTACTACCGGTTTTCCTGCCTCCGCCAGGACGGCAATCGACATCCCGGCGTTGTACATCACGCCATTAATCCTGACACCCGTTTTCAGCGTATAAATGGCTGATGCGCCGGTGGCGTCCACGACTGCAGTCAGCTTATCTTCAAGAGCTGCCGTCACATCGTTAAACTGCGCCTGCACCTGAGTGGACATCTCCGCCATTGCTTGGCTCACGTCAGCAATGGTCGTTTTGACAACCAGGATATCGGCACGCACTTCCCCGTATTGTGCCCACTGGTGCTCGACTGTTCCGTGGTTCGCCAGGGCGTTCTGAAGAATTCCCTCAATGTTGGTATCAATGTCACCAGTGAGGCGCTCCCCATCAGCAGATGTAAGAAAATCGTCTGCGATATCACCCAGATAATCATCGGCGTTATCGTTAGACATCCCCCTGATCCATTCTGTATACCCGGACTCGTTACCCGTTCTGTCAACCAGCTGCGCGCGGTACCAGAATTCCTGCCCAGCTTTAAGGCCGAGCTGAGTGTATTCCGCAGATGGATAAGGCACGTCTGTGAGCAGGAGAGGATCCGAAAAGTCACTGTTGGCTGTGTACTGAATTTCAGTTTTTAGCGTATCGCCGGTATTTGCAGGGAAGCCCCAGTTAAGACGAATGCCCCAGTTAATGCCCGTGGCCGTGAATCCTACTGGCTTAGGTGGATTTCCTACTTTGCCGGTCAGCTCCTTCTCCTCCGAATATCCCCAACCTGAGGAAATTTCAGCGGCATTGATTGCGCGCACGCGCACCAGGTAGCGCCCGGCATAAATCCCAGGGACGTCGAATGACGTAGTGGAGCTGCGCGGCATGTTCACCCAGTTTCCGTCGTTGCGGCGCCATTGCGCTTCATAGGCGATAGCGTTCTGCGCCTGATTCCAGCTCACGCGCATGGTCTCAACGCTAATGTTCTGCTGAACCACAGAAAACGAGCTGATCACGATGTTCGCAGGCGGCGACTGATTACTAGGAGGAATGACACTCACCGGCCGCTGATCTATAACGGCACCTGTATCGATACGGGCATATTTATCCGGATCGTGATTTGCCCCCGTGATGGTATATGTCCCGTCATTGTTATCGGTGACACTAATTACCCTGTACAGCTGCGCATAAAGTTCATCAGATTCAATAACCCATACAGCCTCAGCCTGCGGAAGTTCACTAAAAGCGGTGGTCACGGTGACCATTTCACCTGACAGGGACTGAATCGTTCGGGATTGGGTGATACCCGACGGCAGGTTTACCATTATCCTGTCACCGGCCTTAGCACTTGGTACCCGGTCAAGTTTGAGTACACGACCATTAACCGCGGATAATCGACCGCCTAAATCTCTCCCTGAAAGATTTCGATCAGAAACAGCAATTATGTAGCCCGGCTGAGGAATATTACCGTCCAGACCAACGTCAAACGTTACAATCCTATCTTTATTGTTGGTCAGGATCCCCCAGCGCCCTTTCCTGTTAGCCTCAGACTGCCGGGTGCAACCGATGGCGGTGATCTCGAGCTGGTTGAAACCATAGCGCGCCACCAGCTCCTGTTCGAAGACTGGCTCCATTGCATCAGCATAGCCATTTGCCGGATCAGACCAGGATACAAGAGCGTTTGTATAGCGACTTTTGGTTGTGCTGCTGGAATATACGAATTTGCCGTCGACAACGTTAGCATGCGTGTAGGTAAAATCGACATCTCTGGGCATGTCTGCAAGGGCAACAATCTGGTCGTCTCCCCAGTAGGTCATGCCTCGAAAAATGGCGGCGAAGTCACGCAGGACGGTGTAAGCGTCATTCCGATCCTGAATGTATACGTTGCAGGTGTAACGAGGTTCAGTTCCGCTACCTCCCTTACCATCCGGTACCGGTTGATCACAATATTGAGCGACCTGATAAAGCGTCCATTTGTCGATATTGGCTGCCGTTAGCCGATTACCAAGGCCGAAGCGGTCAGTGACCACCAGATCGTAAAATATCCACGCAGGGTTATCCGTCCATGCCCACTTAAATGCGCCCGTCCAGGTGCCGCTGTACGTTCGTGTTTCGGGGTCATAGTTATCGGGCACACGAATAACTCGCCCGCGAGGCTCGCAGGAAATTTGCGGTATTGAGCCATTGAACTGGCTCGAATCAAATTCGATGTACAGTAGCGCGGTGTTCGGATAGCGCAGTTTGGCGTCGATTACTTCTGTGAAGCTTTGCAGCGTCATCGTGTCGCCAATCTTCGCGCTATTGGCATCGGCTGTAATCTTGCGCAGCCTGATGGTCCAGGTGCTGCCAGCCTGAGGTAAATCAATACGGTGGCTGCGCTCATAACCTGACGTCGTTTTCCCGGTCACGCTGGTATTCAGCACTGTCTGCCAGGTGCCGCCATCTGTCTGCAGGTCAATTGCGTAGTTGACCGAATAGCCAACCAGATCGCCATCGTCCTCCTGTTTGAAGAGAGAAGGCCATTTTAGACGCAGGCGAACAGCTGAAAGCTGCGTATTGGTGAACGTGCGCATCCATGCAGTGGTGCTGGAAATTTCGGTACCCACGTTAATTTCGTTTTCAGTACCCGGGATCCCTTGAATGTAGTTTTGCGCCTGAGTTCCAGAACGAAACTCCCACGCCACACCGCTGAAGTTCTGCGAACCATCTGCGTTTTCAAGTGCAGTGCCATCGAGATAAATATCGCGCGCAGTAAGGCCACCAGCAAGTTCCCCCTCTCCCAGCGCGAGAAGGATTTTTGCCTTGGCTACTGACTGCAGATCGTCTGGCTGTTCTGTAGGAGTTCTTGAGCTTGAACTGCCGCCCTTGCGGCCTTTAATAGCGGTTGCTATAGCCATATTGCGCCCATAAAAAAAGCCACCCAGAGGTGGCCTGAAAGAAGGTATTTATTGCTGATCTTCGACATAAATCCCGGCAGAAATAATCGCGCCGCCGATTCGCCGGCGGCCATAAAGAAGTGGTACTGGATTCCCTTGGGCTGTCGTGTTTGTTACTCCACCAAAGGCGTAGCTGGCTTGGTTATCCGCAGATTGCTTACTGGCGAGCCCGGTTGTCTGTGGAGAAAGCATTTGTACGACACCGCCAAGGGCCATCGCAGCGCCAAATTGCATTAGAGGAACGCCAACAGCACCACCGCCAAAGTATGACGCCACAGCACCTACTGCGACCAAAGCCACGCCTAAGATGGTCTGGAATATTCCACCACGTTTACTCCCGAGGATAACAGGCGCAATACGGATATCAGCACTACTTTGATCCATAGAGAGTTCATCATCGTTCAGGTTACGCTTTCCACTGAATACAGCGTAAGTAAGCCCGCGCTGCTTACTGGTATTTAAAAAACGCTCGAAACCTGGCACGATAACGCACAATGCGCGGATGGCTTCTTTTGGTGAGGCTACCGAAAGTTGGAATTCGCGGCCAAACGTAGTCCCCAAAACACCATATAGGCGAATAGTACGGACGGATTCGCACATTATCCCTCCTGCATGATTATGCTTTTATGCCTGACAATTTTCATGGTTCTCTCCATCCAGTAACCTCCATATGGCACACGTTGACTGAGGTGACCATAAAGATGATGCAGTAGCATGTTGCCTTCCAGCAGAATCCCCGCGTGATTCCACTTATCAGCCTGAACCTGCATGATCACCATATCGCCAGGTTTTGGCGGCCCGTCGAATTCACGGAATCCGCACTCATACCAGCAATCCTGATAGAAGTTGTCCGGATAGTCGTTTTCCCACCAGGGATAATCAACACGGTAATCCTGAAGTTCGACATCATGCTCCTGCCGGAAATAGCTCATCACCAGCCCCCAACAGTCGTAGTGTCCGAGCACAAACGGGCGCCCGAGCAGCGGCAATTCTCCGCGGGGAGAAATGGTACGAAAGTCTCCTTCCGGCCAACTGACAATATGCCAGGGCAGCAACGTTGCATCGCATTGAGCCTTGTCCAGTTCGCTTGGTTGGGTCGTCGCGTCAGGGTGGCTATGTACGATTCCCGTTATCGTCCCCCAGTCTTCAGCAGCGGCGTAATCCACTGGTGAAAGGTGAAACTGTTCCGTTGGTTCAGCAGACAGATTACGGCATGGGAAATAGCGTTCAACCCGGCTTTTCTGCGCTATCACGCCACAGCATTCGCGGGGATATTCTTTCGCTGCATGCGCCAGGATGTCCTGAATTGTTTTCTGACGCATATTAGCTCCTGATCAAAGATGTTCCCGGAAAACCACCGAAAGGAAGTTCATTGTGTTCACCAAACCGAAGCTTGCATGCGGTGAGCGTGCCGTTGCATTCATCCAATGAGGGATCGCTTACCGGATTGTTGTTTCTGTCGAAGTAAAGCATGCCGGTATAATCGCATCCATCACCGATGCGGTACTTATTCCGGATGCACCAAGTACACAGGGAATGAAGCTGGCGCGTCGGGATCATCAATCCCTGCAGGTCCATCGGGCTGGTAAGAACAAACTCAATACTCTCGCCGGGCAACTCACTATTTTTACCGTCAATGTAGAAAACCCGTTTCCTCACCTGAAGGGGATCTGCAGTGGGATTTCCATCCGGAAAATTACGTGCATCCAGGTAATGCGCAAAAGTGTCATGAATCGTTACTTTGGCCTGCAGCATATCGTCATAGGCCAGACAGAGCGCAGTGATAGAGCTGTCAATGTTGGCAACGGTTAGCGTCGGCTGGGCGCTATTGCCATCGGTTGAAGTTTCCAGTCCCTCAAGCTTATATGGCCAGGCACTATACTCTTCGCCTTGCCACCAGATACTCTTCGCCTTTAACTTTGATTCGTCGCCACCAGCAGCCGCAATCTCTTCTTCAGTATGCGGGAGGTTATAAGCGTGAAAGCGCAGAACGTCGTCCAGACCAAACGCAGAACCGTCTACCTCAAGAAGACGTATTTTTTCACCCGGTTCGAGGCGTTGATAATCTTCAGTAATCATGGTGCATATGCCTGTTTGAAGGTTGCTTTTATGGTCATCACTTTGCTGGAGAGCGGCTGGGCTTTAATAGAATCAGCTTCAATCCGGTATAAACCGGTTTCGCCAACAGGAGACGTCCAGATAAAGGATTTTGTGATGTGCTTGCGGCAAAACCTCAGCGCATCGAGCATCTCAGCTTTTTTCCCCGTTAAGGTCATCGGCCATGACTGTTTTTCAGGGTTGATGCCTTCACCGGCGATCTGTTCAAAGCCGTCTCCGAAGGATGCAGAGCGTGTTGCGTAAGTGAACTCCCCTTCCATTCCCGCTTGAATCTGGGTTCGCCAGGTAAATGTTTCGATCGTCACTTTTCCTCCGGGCATAAAAAAACCCGCGGAAGCGGGTTGAATTCGAATAGTGCCAGAAAGAATTTTTTCTCCTACTGCCTATTCATTACGTATATTTGAATGGCTTTTACACTACTTCACTACACAGCGAGTTCTTATGAAAACACTACTAGTTGCCGTTCTTTCTTTAATGCTTGTGGCGCCCTCGATCACTTATGCAAAAGGTTCTCGTGGTCATTATACAAACGGGAAAGGCTCCTCACACAAGGGTGGGACATATACAACCCATAAGTATCTGCCACGTAAATAATTAATCCTGTGATAGCAGGCTCAAACTAGGGACTGCTATCAATTTTTCAACGGCTTTTCATAGCGTTCCAAATCAACCTTCCGGGTTGCAACTCCTTAGCAATTCCAGCACGAACAGATTGATCGATGGTCTGTTTGTAAGCCCGAGAAATAGCATCGTTATTGCCGGAAGTCTGCTGGTGTGTGTTCTGATTTTGAACGACCACGGAAGTTTGAACGGTTACGCCACCAGCTGCATTCGATTGCAGCCCATACATCGGGGCGCGCCCAACATAACCGCCGTTTGCATACCCCTGAGCTCCACGCATAAGCGCATACAGATTGCCGACACCCAGCGCATTGGTCGCTTCCTTCGTAAAGACAAACTCACCGCCGTGTACAACGCCTTTCGGTTGGTATTTACCGCCATCTCCCGTGTAGCCGCCTCCATCAAAACCGGGGACCAAACCACCACCTGAGAAACCAAAGAACGCGCCGATACCGGTTCCACCAAACGCTGACTTCATTCCATTAACCAGAGCCAGTTGGGTCAGCATCTGGGCGATGCCCTTGAGGAAAGTGGAAAGGAAATCTGAGAAGTTAGATTTACCTGTTGTGAAGAAATCAGTCAGGGTGCTGGCCATCCCGGTGAACGCGTTACTAGTAACCGTCTGCACCTGGGAGTACACATTGGTCGCGCTCTCTTCGAAATCAGCCCATCCCTTTTTCGCGCCTGTCAGCCAGTCACCGCGTAGCTGATCCTCAGCATCATAGTAATCGTTAGCTGCCTTAAGCTGTTTCTGATAGCCCTCGTCGTCAAGCGTGCCGCCGGAGTTGATCCAGCCAGAGGAAACCTGGCTCTTTGCCAGCTCACGTTGTGCCTGACGGTCACTCATCCCGGCACCGTTCACTAATGCAGCCTGTTTCTCTGCCATCTGAGTGCCGTATTTCTGCGAGGTATCCATTCGCTTGTTCAGCTGTTCCTGTGCGGTAATCTGATCACCTAACAGGGCTTTCTGCCGTGCCAACTGAAGCACCTGGTCTTTACTCGCCAGCAGGGATTTTTCCTGCTTTGTCAGTGAACGTGAGCGCGAGGCCTCCTCCAGCACCTGAAATTTCGCTTCAGTCGTCCACAGATCTTTGCGCTGCTGGCTGATAGTGTCGTTCAGCCCTTTATGCTGCTGCAGCGCGCGTAACTGTGCCTGAAGCGCCAGTAATTCGGCCTGGGCAGCATCCGTGCTGCGATCGCCAGCCGATAAAGGGCCCTGCTTTCCGGTTTTGGTCTTTTTGCCAAAAGAAGCGACTCCTTCCCGATCCTTCTGGGTGGTTGCGGTACTTATCTTTCTGGACGTATCGAGGTATTTACCTGCACTAAAATCAGCCGCATCCCATTCTTTTTTCAGCTGAGAAACGCTGTCGCCATAAGCGCCGGCCATTTGTTTGTTGTAGTCCTGCCATCCCTGCAAAGTATCTGTTTTCGCCCAGTCGGGAACGAGGTTAATCGCGGCAGCGATAGAGGAAGAAATGATCTGGTTCAGCTTCTGGAAAACGATCGCAACGCTGTAATAAATTGCGTTGAATTCCTTCAGAGTGTTTGATGCCAGCTCAGCTACCCACTGACCGATACTCTGCATGGCCTCAGACGCCCAGCCCTTTATATCCAGCCACAGGCGACCAAACGGTGTCAGCGAGTCGTAAGCCTGCTCTCCGCGTTTTGCCATCGTATCGCCAAACAGGTCCATAGCCTGCGTAACGGCCGCGGTCTGGTCCTTTTGCTTTATCAGATCGTCAACATGCTTAAGTTGTGAAACGGTCAGGAAATTATATTGTTCGTTGAGACTCTGCAGCGCTTTAACAGGGTCTTTTTCGATGTCCTTATAGGCTTTGGTGATGTCCTGCGCCGAGACTATACCGGTCTGAACCGCCAGCGCCGTGGAGCCCGCTGCTTTTTCAAGTTGCTGCTGTGTCAGCGATCCCATGCCAACCAGCTCAGTCATCAAACTCTGAACGGTTCCTACAGTCGCGCCAGTAGAGGCAGCAATAGACTGGGAGGAAGCCATAATCTGGAGCGCTGACGTGCCGGCAATGTTGCCAGTCCTGATAATGGCCTTGTTGATTTCGTCGTAGGCGGTAAAGTAGTCCGACCCCGCTTTTGCCGCAATCAGAACGGCACCAGCCAGGCCACCAATGGCCACTCGGGCAGGAGTCACCATCGACAACATCGCTTTCAGAGCATTGCCTACACCGCCAAACGAGTCACGGAGCTGACCGCCCTGCTGAATAGCAACCATATAAACCGGCATACCGGAAGCCAGTGAAGTCACAATGTCGGTCATTTGCATCGGGAGATAACGCATAGCATTGCGATATTGGCCCGCGCTGATAGCCCCAGACTTCCATGCTTCTTCCTGCTCTTTCAGCTTTGCGATCATTGGTGCAGCACGATCGGATACGCCGAGTTGGGCAGCTTTTAGCTCTAACAGTTCTGCGCGCGTTTTTCCGATTGCTGTGACCTGCTCTTCCAGCGAATCGATAAAGGTTTTGCCCGCCGCAACTGCACGCTGCGCTGCCTGTGCCTGTTCAATGCGAGCCCGCCCCTCTGCGGTCTCAGACTCCATAACCTGCGCCAGTTTAGCTCGGGTCGTCTCAAGCACGCTGTTGTAGCGAGTAAAGTCTTCATCCCCTACCAGCCCTTTACCACGAAACTTCGCCAGGCTCTCCTGGATCGTGTCCAGTTCATCCAGCGCCTTGTTCACCGGGCTAATTTTATTCAGCAGGTTCTGCAGCTCCTGGCGCTGTTGCTTCAGGCTTTCACTGTTTTTCTTTTGGTTATCGATACCGGTACGGAACGTACTGTTCAGGTCATCCGCTTTACCTGCCGCGGCGGACGCGGTCTCCTGAAAGCGATCCAGTGCCTGGTTACCACGCTCCAGCTCACTGGTATTTACACGCAGGGAAATCGTGGCGATATCGTTACTCATTCCGCCCTCTCTTTATGCATAACTTTTAGTGCGGCGCTCTCCATGATTCGGATGTCCGAAAGCGCGGTTGCCTCGTCGTCGACGTGGTGCAGGCGCATTACCCAGGGCAAAACGTTATAGTCGAGCCCGGACGCGCCGCCCATTCCCGTTCGCCATTGCGTGCTGACAGCCTGAAACACCAGGAATGAAGGCCAGATATCGGGCCAGACATCGACGAAATTATCGTCATAGTCATCCGGCGTAAGCCCGTAAGGCGCCAGGTCTGCCGCTGTGGGTTCAGGCGTATAGAACGCAGAGGCAACCGCTATCAGTTTTTTTCACGCTGCCCCATCAGCTCGCGGTAGTAGATTTCCGGGATGGCCTTCATCGCCGCCGGATAGTTTTCCAGCAGCACCGACAGGTTTTCCGCGTTGAATGCATCGGGAAGTGCCCAGCCAGCAATGATTTCCATCAGAAAATCTGTGGCGGTTTTACCTTCGAGTTTTTCGAGGTCAGCCAGTTCTTTAAGTGGCTTGTGGTTGAAAGTGAACGTCAGCACGCCATCCTCATCGCCAGCGCGGGGGATCGAGACATTGGCTTTAAATGTTGGTTTGGGCTGAAGAGTGAATTTGGTCGCCATCGATACCTCTTAACGGAAAAAAGCCTCCACAATGGGAGGCATAGAATATTGAAAGCTCTGACGGGTTAGGCGGCAGCGTCAGTCACCTTGTAGAACGTCATCGCCGGTGACTGCAGGTTTAGCACCACACTCACTGTCTCTACCTCGTTAACCGCAGTAGTCGGCGTGTCATCAAAGGATACCGTGGCCGCCCAATACCGGTTCTCCTTCGCCTTCGGCACGTACATGTAAGCCGCAACAGTCTCTTCGTCTTCGTCCAGTTGGCGCAGCAACGGATATACCGGGAGCGTGGAGTCGTGAGCGATCGAGTAAGTCTGAGAGACAGCGGATTTATAGGTATTCAGGTTGCGCTGGCGATCATCGCTGAGGAACTGAATCTGTGTGGTGTTCTGATCGCCACCAGATTTCGACACCTCAGTAATTTGTGGCAGCTCGGTCCATTCAAGCACCTTGCGGATCGAACCGGTACCGCCACCAGCGGCATATTTGTTTTTGTTGGTGGTATTGATGTTGCGAAGAGTTACGGCGCTTTCTGCAATCGCATCAATTTTTGCAATGACGTTATCAACACCGGACCAGTTGCAGTTCACATGAACAATATCACCCACCTTCAGTGCATCCGCTTCACTCACGGTGATCACCATATTTTCGGCGTTAGTCGCCCCGGTGAAAGTAATGGCTGGGCCATAACCCGATGCCAGATAGACGTGAGCGCCGTTAGGCAATGCAAAGCCCATATTGGTTACTCCTTTAGAAACGGGAAAGTCGGCTCAAGGCCGGTCAGTTGTGGAACATCAGAGAGGGAATCAGCTGGTAATGTCTGCCCGATAATTCAGGCTGACAGGGACGGTGTAGGACACTGGTGTAGGGATCCCGCGGAATATACCAGGCTCGCTGCTAATCCAGCACGTAAAGCCCCTGCCTTCAATCTCCTGCCCCTCGGGGAACAATTCAGCCACACGGTCTGCCAGGGCCACAACATCGTTACGGCCTGTGCCAGCTGGGGCCACAACGTTAATCTGGTATACACCTGAATAAATGCGGCAGCGCAATCCAAGGTCCAGCGTACGCGGCGTGGCGGGCATGTCATGGACTGCAAGATAGAGCCCATTAGACGGCGGTGTAAAAGGCACGTTTTCCCAGGCAACCGGGATACCTTCAGTATCAGCCCACTCGCCGAGCCTTGCGGCCAGCGCCGCCGCGATATCGGGAATCATTTAGTCACCTCCCTTACTGCTTCCTCAAAAAATCGCTGAAACTCAGCAGCAGTAATGCGTACCATCCCTTCCGGAGCCTGGGAAGAGTGCCCCATCTCCAGTCGATACGCGTAAGGGACGTTGTTGCAGAAATAAATAGCCTTCATCCCGACTTTGAACAGCGACAGCGTGTAATTGCCGGCGGCTTTTGTCAGATTTCCGGTTTTATCGACACGGCCTGTTTCATCTGTGGTCGGTGCATCAAAAGACACCTGCCAGTTGCCCCGAAACCGTCCACCGGTATACCCGGGCGGCGCTTTGATATCCATCCCATCCACCAGTCGAGCCTTCTTCTTAAGTCGTCCGGTTTTAGTCAGGTTTGCAGGGTCCGATTTTTGCGCTTCGTTATGGTCGTATACCGCCTGATTGTAAGAAGCTGCCGTCTGGTTGATGTCCCAGAGTTCGGGGTTGCCGACAGGTGACATCATCACCAGTTGATGAAGGATCCGAATGCCGACAGCACGTACGACCGCTTCCTGATTCGCTTTGGCTTTGTCCACAAACGCGGTGATGGCAGCCGTGAACGCCTTGTTATCGCTCATGCTATGCCCTCAACTGAGATTTGTAGCAGAGCACCACACCGCCCGGTTTCACCGGATTAGGCTTAACCACGCGATGCCTTACGCCGTCCACGTCGATAAGATCGCCGGTTTTAATTTCCTTCTCAGCGGTGAAGACAATCCGAACATCGCCGTTTTCAATGACGGTTCCATCAATTTCGCCTGGCGCGTAATCCGTCTTCACTCCTGTGGCGGTGAACTGGGTATCCTCGGAACGATGCTCCACACCACCGATGACGATTAACGTGCCCTTACGCGTGACGTCGTATGCAATGCCGTTCTGCTTGAGCATACGAGTCGTTGTCGCCTGCATTCGCTGATAGTTGATGGCCATTACGCGCGCTCCGCTAAAGTATTGATTGCATATCCACGCCCACCAGCCAGGTCGCCGAGAATAGCCATTACCGCCGGGTAAGTTGGCGTAAACACCTCACCGTCGGCAACCGCATAAGTCATGGTTACGGCGCCTTCGACACGTTCGGTTTTCACAGCGGCTTCGCGCACGCTGGAGAGTAAATCGCCGTCGATTGACTCTACCGCGAGCATGCACTGCGCGGTTATAACCTGCCGTGGTACTTCATCCGGCGGGAAATCATGTTCATCCAGAACGACATTCACGCGTGGCCATGCCAGCGGCTGTCGAGGGTCTGCTTTGGAACCTACCCAATCAAGCCCTTCCAGATAGTCCATCGCCTTAATCAGTAACGGCGCGAGCTTTTCAGGCAGCTCAACTCCTCTCAGCGTGGCAAATGACGCCAGTTCATCTTCGCTGGCGTAACTGTTAACGTCAGCGGCGGTGATATCAGTAATAATCATCTAAGCATCCGTTGAATGGGGCTTACGCCCCATCGGTTAGCCAGCGGCAGGCGGGGTAAAGGTGATCTCCTCACCGGATTTAGCAATACCATCAACAGTACCAGTGACTGTGAAAGTACCTGCCGTATCAGAGGTGAGCTTGACCGTCGCCCCACCAGCAGAACCAGTTTGAGAACTGGCCGTGCTAAGCGTGCCGCCTGTAGACGTCCACGCGACGGTTTTGCCGGATACACCGGAGCCATTCAGCGTGTACTTGAGGGAAATGGTGACCGCATCGGTGCTGTCAGCGGTTGCGGAGGTTTTATCCGCTGACAGCGTTACTCCCCCACTGCGGATTCCAGTTTGATCAGCACGCCTGCCGTTGATTTGTTGCTGGTGAAATGCTTCTTCCAGTTGCCTGCGGTGCCGATTTTAGTCAGGTCCGGGTTGTCACCTTTCGAGGTGTCCCAGCTGTAGCCCAGCAAGTCAACATTCACAACGCCTTCAGCACGGTATCCGATGGCCAGGTTTTCCTGATCGTTGATGTCGTAGGAACGGAACCCCGGCGCCTGAGACTCGGTGACGGTAACCGCTCCGGCTACCAGCCCAAGGATCGCATCAGCGTCCATGGTGTCGGTCACCAGAACAGGTTTACCCAACGTGCCCGGCTGCCCGCCGTAAACCACCACGCCCGCTTCTTCGTAGATTTTGTTGGCGATCGCCTCATCCACGATGTCGAAGTAAGTGGCGGAGTGCATAACGAAGAGCACAACACGGTTGAACTTGTCGCCATACTTACGCAGGCCGCGCGTCAGGGTCTTCTTGCCGTCTGTTTCGATATCGGCGGTGACCACCATATCCGCGTTGGCGCCAATAGCAGCCGTCAACGCCTTCAGGCCGTATTTCACGTAGCCTTCCAGCGTCGCGTCAGCCACATCAGTGCCGATCACTTCGGAGAACTCGTCAACCGAGCGGCCGCGGCGTTTGAACGCTTCTTCAGTAGTTTCGTATGGACCGTATTTCCACGGCGCTTTAACGGAGACGGCTTCACCAGCGCCAATCTTCTTACCAGTTACTTTTTCGGTGGAGTTAACATCACGCGATTCGATAGAGCCGCCCACCTTGTAGAACGCACGCTTGCGGAAATCGCCTTCAATCAGTTCGTTATCCAGCAGGATCGCTCCGTTGGAAGAGGCGTTGAAGATTGCGAGGTTATCCTGTCGTCGCTCAAGGAAAGCGGTTTGCGCCAGGTCGTCATAAATGATCAGGTCACTATTAACAGTGGTAGACATGGGTTAATCCCTTATTTTGGAAGTTTGAGGAAGGCCTGTTGGCCATGCTTGCGGATGTAGTCCGCCTTGTCGCTGGCGCTCATTTCGGAACGTTTCAGGCTGCCACCGCCGTTTGGTTTGTGTCCGCCCGCGCCGGTGCCTTCTGCGCGTGGGAAAAGATGCGGAGCCGTCTCCTTAAGAGACTCCGCCCACTCAAGCGGGCTTAGTGGAGTTTTGCCGTCTTTACCGAACAGAACGTCGCCATTTGCATCAACTGCTACGGCCTCGCCTTCGTCGTTGAGCTGGAATGTGCCTTTGGCACGCAGAATCAGATCGTCAGATGCTTCCGGCAGCGCGCCAGCTTTGGACGCTGCTGCACGGATTGCATCCCCCAGAACTCGATCCCGGAATTTGTTGGAGAACGCTTCGGCTTTGTCCGCGCGTTCATTTGCGGCTTTGATTTGCTTATCGACGTCAGCACGCAGACGCTCGGTGCGCTTATCGAGCACCTCATCGATTTTTCCGGCGGCAATCAGCTTTGCCTCTTCGTCGTCGGAAAAACGCTGGAGGATCCCGCGCACTGCATCAGGATCGATACCATCGAAGCGTGACAGGGTTTCTTTCTGCTGCTTAATGGTTCCCAGCAGCTCAGAGTTTTTCGATTTCAGGCCCGTGACTTCGCTGGTCACACGCTCATCAATCAGCTTCTGGATTTCAGGAGTGATTTCGATACCGCCGCCACCGCCGCCCTCACCGCCGCTTTCAGGTGCGTAATATTTCAGAAGCATGTTTCGAATTAACATAATTTCCCCTAGGGATTTTGCCGGGCCTCGCCCATAAAAAAGCCCCGGCGGATACCAGGGCGTGAAGTAAGATGTGGTTGTTAGTTGTCTGTGCCTGAGAGCTGCTTAAGACGTTCCAGGGATATCCATTCGCCTTTGTCAGTAAACATATCAGCCAGGTTGATTTCACCCGCGCGGAACAAACGGCCACGCTCGGCACCCAGAACCTGATCCTGGCGTTGTGCTGGCTGGCGCGCGAGCCATTCCAGATACGAATTTTCCCCCGGTACCTGTCCATCCATGCTAGCTCGAGTCCCCTCGTCCATCTCGCCGATATCGATGCCAAGTTCGCGCCACGACTTGAGGATCAGGGTTTCAGTAGAACGACAGCAAAAATGAATTTTCCCGGGTCCCTGTAGGTAAGGCACCTTATGCCCGACCGGTTTGTTATCCAGGGTATAGCGCAGCAGGTCACGAATAATGCAATCGTGGCTGGTTTTATTGTCCAGCGTAGACAGCCACTGTTTGCCTTTCACGATATCGCTGTTGGCACTGGTGAAGCTGTTGCGTGCTGAGGCAGCCAGATGATTTACGGCTGTTTTAGCGATGCTGGCGGCATTTGCCCTGCTCATCTGCAGCGCGCCGTCGCGATAGTCTTTGTTGGCGTGGCCACGAACATTGCGGGCTATAGTTTCTACCGTGTCGCCGGCAAGATAACCCCTGCGGACAGCGTTCACGATACGCGCCAGCCTGTCCGATTCCAGATTAACCGCCCACTCACTCAGCAGCCGCCCCTGAAAGGGCTGCGCCATCGCCGCGGCATACACCATATCGGCGGTGATGCCCTGCAGCGGATAGTGAGACAAGACCTGTGATGGCAGAAGGGAATCGAACAGGCTCAGCTGATAACTGGCTTCGTTCTTTGCCAGTGCCACCAGCTCATTTTCGAGCCCTGCCTGCATGGACGCTACGGCTTGATGGTTAAGTTCGCGCACGCTGCCCAGTAAACTCTCCAGACGGTTAACGGTGAAGCTCTCAGGAGGCAATTTGTCCAGCGCATCGAGCAGGCGGGCTGACAGATCTGCGTCCGTCTCGTTAAGCAACTTCACCATCCGATTTGCCACACCAGTGGCGTAACGACTTAACCAGACGGAATGTGCAATCGACTCATCGCGAAGGCTTTCGTTAATGGTGGCCATATCAGCCTCCGGTCAACGTGGGTGCCTGATTGCGAAGCGCATCAATAACCTCGTCCGGGCTGTCTGCCGGGTCAATGAGATCGAGCTTCTGCAGCGCGCGAATCATATCGCTATCGCGCAGCGCACCGGACTGCCAGGCGTTGACGATTGCCGTTACCATGCCAGACTCCGCGACCTTCGCTATGAACTCCTGGTTGATGGTGTAACTCGTCGATTCTCCCTTAATGCCTAGGTATTTCGCACACCAGCCAAGCGCCAGCGTATAGGCTTCAGAAACGTTTGAAACGCAGATACCGAGCACCGATGTTGAGGATGTTTGCTCACCGCTCGCTTGGGTTGCCGTCTTTGCCGTGGCGTTCTGCTCAATCAGCCGGGCGCCAAGCTGCACCATGTAATCGCGCTTGCTATCCATGGCCTCTTTAGCCAGCATGTTCGGCTGCGCCTGGGCATAACCAAACGAACCCTCCTTGGGAAGCAAAAGAGGTGATCGGGAACCAATTTTCACGCCCTTCTTCTCGAGGTGATCGCGCCAGTTGGTATCAAGCCCGGTCATATACGGCTGTACCTGGCCACAGAACCATACGCTGTCTTCATAGTCAGCACTGTTGCGGTAATGTCCGTGGTTTATTTCCACCAGCGCGGCCAGCGGCGAATCATCGATAGTAGGATCATTGTTTTGGGCACCGACAAAGGTGAACGGAATTTCGTCCCAGTAGTCCTTTCCTTTAGGCTTCGGATGATATTCGCTGTCGACGGTGTAGGTTCCGCTTGCGGTGCCACCAGCCCGGCGCCATACGCGGCATATGAACCTCCCTTCTTCCAGCGCGAGCTCGCGGTACTGGATTTCATCCTTGTAAGCGTAACCATCCGGCTCTTCTACGCATTCGCGCAGGACCACCAGCACCAGTTGATCGCGCCCGTTGATACGCTTTGTTCGCCAGTTGATGATGTTCTCTGCCGGGTAGCGGAGGATGATTGCTTCGTCGGATTCTTCAGCGTAATCGACATAAATGCCCTCTCGCGCAACCTCCAGCACGTTCTCCGCCACCAGCTGTGACTGCTGATAGATGCTGGTACCGGCCCCGTCAGCATTGTCCAACAGGTATTTCATCTTCTCCGGGCCGTTGAAAGTGGGATCCTTTCTATACGCCATCCCCAGCATGCCGATCTTCGTATTACCGGCAATCGCATAGAACACCGCGCGGCTCAGATAGTCCTCATTGCGCTTGCGATTGCGTGTGGATTTATCGGTTGGGTCGAGATACGGCAGATATTTATTACCCGCCGCTTTTACTGCCTCAGCCCCTTTGCAAAAGTCCCTGTATTTCCGCCAGGCAGCAGAAGCCGCCCGGTGTTCTGGTCGAACCCAGGTGATGTCGTCGTTTGCCATATCAGAAAGTGGTGTCCATGGTGATTGAGTATGCCGGCTTCACGATCGGATAATCCTTCACGATGAAGTACCCACCAGCATCATTGGGGTGATCGTTATCTGCTGATTTATCCGGTTCTCCATTGGCCGCCCAGATTTGCTGTTCGAGGCTTTCGGTATAAACCGGGCAGTTCTGGACGTTCACCAGATAGCGGCGTTCGCCGTTGGCGTTACAGAACATGGCGTTCATCGAGTTGATACGGTCCTTAACCGGCGGGTTGGCATCATCAACAATGACGCTGAATCCGGCATCGTTGAGCTGAGCAATATCGGTCTTGCTGGCGTTCTGCGATTTGCGTGAGTCACCAGAGGCATCCGGATAGATGTAAATCTCCCGGCTTTTAACGTATCGGCCATCCTCGTAGCGCCAGAACTCTTCCTGGATACGCTTAATCATCGCTGGCGTATCGTAGACCTTCACCAGCTCACGGACCGCACGCGGCAGACCATTACGCTTAACGTGAACAATCGCGGCCATTTTTCCCACGTTGAAGTCCATACCAATGAACAGCGGATCCCCGTCCCGAATCTCGTCAGAACAGTTATTCAGCTTACGGTTGAACGTGTGGTAAATGGTCCCGCTGTTGAGGTTGGTGAACTTCCCGCGCAGGTATGCCTGAATCAGTTCGTCAGGGTAAGAACTCAGCAGCGACGGGATGTAATCAGGCGGTAGATTCTTCGCATTGTCGAACGTGCTGGCCTGAATCAGGCCATACAATGCGGCAAGCTCTGGCTTTTCACGTACCGCCTTCACGAACTGCTGGTAGACGAACTTGAACCCTTCTGGCGTCGTCGTTACATCGATGCCATTACGTAGCCCATCAACCTTGTAACGCATACGAGCGATGATTTTTCGCCAGGCCTGTTGCGCTTTGGCTGCGGCCATTACATCCAGCTCATCCACCATTGCGTTGCCGATTTTGAAGCCGACTATTGAGCCGGGTTTCTCCATCGAACGGCAGATTGTTGTCCCGCGGTATCGTCGTCCCTCATAGAAGTGAACCTCTTTGTTCCCCTCATTGATTTTGACGCTCAAGCCCCAGTCAAAAGCCACCTCTTCAATCGTCGGGTAGAAGATGTCACGGATCTGCGGGTACGTCGGCGCGAAATAACCCTGGTTGATTTTAGGGTGCTCCCACATCCCCTTACAGATGCCGCCACAACCCACCCACGTCTTACCCGAACCGAACCCGGCAACGTAGGCTTTGAATTTGTGCTGCATCGCGAGGAAGCGCGCCTGAGGAATGTTAAGTGTCGGGCTGATCCCCATCGTCTGCCCTCGCATCCACTACGTTGATATTGATCTGCACTGGAGTTGGTTCATCGTCCTCACCATCACCTGCCAGCTCTTTACGGAGTTTCTCGACCTCAAGCTGCCGGCGTTCGATTTCAATCTGCTGCAGACGTTGTGCGAACTCGCTGTCAGCCAGGCCAAGGCGCTTCATTACTGCTTCAAACATTCTTTCCCGACTGATGGCTGTGATTTCGACGCCGTTTTTGCCGACCTTCACACCTGAATAGGCGAGCCTGGAAGCTGCCGGGAGTTTGCGTGTATCAGGGAAGTAAGGCTGGCCAATGCCGTCACCATTGCAGCGTGGACATTCTGGATTGGCCTCTCGGGTGTGGTCGTAACCGTAACCGCCGGAATCTTCGGGTTCACGTCTGTCACGCTCAACAGCCTCGAGTCTTTTCTCTTCGAACTCAACTGCATCACGCCACTGGTAATGATGACCGAAGCCCCAGCAGTAACGACACGCTCCGCGGCGATACTGCGAAAGCTGGTTTGCATCGAAGGTGGCGAGCTGCCACATCTGCGCCAGAACCTCATCAGCACTGCCAAGCGTGCGCGCAATGGAGGCTTTTTGCTGCTGCGCAATAGCCTGCGCAACGTTAGGATTCGCTATTAGCTGACGCCCGTAGTTTGGGTCACTATAACCAGCACGCGCAGCGGCGGCCGTGGCGTTATTGTCCTTCAGATATTCAGCAATAAAGCGCTTTACCTTCGCGCTTAGCTTTATGTCCACCAGCTCATCTGCGCTTTTATCTTTCTGCGCAGTGCGCACTATCTTTCGCGGGTAAATTTTTGTATTTTGCGCAGCAGTTTTCTTGATATAGCGGCGAGCAGTTACATAATTAAGATTATGCGCCTCGCACCATTCCTTAGGGGATATGCCAGTAGCAGCGTGATCAGACAGGAACCGCTTCTGCAGCTCGCCCCAGTCCGGCTTAGCCATTGTTACCTCTAAACTGAATGAACTTTAGACGTCACTCACAGCTTCAGTATTTGAAGCAATGAAGTATTTTTCTCAAAGAAATCTTGAAATGAGGATTTAAGCTTATGAAATATGTATAACTACGATGACGTACAGAAAATCAAGGCCAATCTCGAGTGGATAGTGCATCAAACCTCCGCCCAGTCTCATTTTCGCACTGAGCATGACCAATTAGTGATTTCCGATCTAATGGAACTAATCCAGACATATGAAACTCTTCTGGACCTTGTAAGCAAATTTGGTGCTTCTGTCTTAAACTCGGAAATCATAGCGGGACTATCAATAACAGAGGAGTTCATTGCTAAAGTTAAGCGAAATGAGGGTGCGATGTGAGCGACCAACACACTGAGTGGCGATTGATTTGTGTTTTGAAGCTTCAAACTGGTGGATTACAGTTTGAAGCTTGGGTTATTTAATTGCCGTACAGTCGATTTAAAAGCGCATTTTTCATCGCATTAGAATCAATCGGATCCACGTTTAACCAGGTCAATGTCTCACGATTCTTTTCTGCATTGAAATCAGAAAACACACCATGAATATCACCGCTATCAGGTGAGTAGAGAACAGCAATATTCTGTTCTGGACAACTGTGTGGTTTACACCCTGACAGTGCAATATACTTTTTGCCCGCAACTGTTACTTCGGTTGATGGCGTGCTCGTGCCACCACTTTTTACCCATGCAGGTAGTTTGTTTTTACTAATCAGCTGGGAGTAGCTTTTAGACGTGCTTTTTGCACTGGCGAAATCAGAAAGATACTGCCCCTCGTCGGCAAGAGCACTGAAAGATACAAAAGCCATAGCAGCGATAAACACTTTACCTTTCATATTAATCCTCATTCCATAAAGACATCTCAACACTATACCTTATCGGCTACTATGTCAGCCCTACAGTTAGCTAGAGGATTCCATATTACTGCCTATCCCAAGTGATTAACTCAGAATCATCCTAATAGCTACCGCTTATGCTTGTTGATTACGGACTGCTTGCCAGACTATTCAAGACTCTGATGAGGAGTTTGCCAACTCCAGGGAAACATCCATAAAAAGAGCAAGTGAAACTGAGACTCTGGTAGCCCTCCTTGTGAGGGCATTTTTTTACAATGCTGCGCTTCGCTTGTTAAATATTGAGTCTTTTCTACAATTTAATAGTGCTTTGCTATGTCAGGTAAAGCCGTCGTTCAGGAATACCCGTGTGCTCAAGGACGAGCCATCCCTAATTCTTTCTTTCCAACTCGATCTGCCTTATGCCAGCGAAATTATTGTTGCCCTTTTCAATTACAGCCAGTAGCGGCTTAATCCACAATACTACCTGGCAGTACGTCATGGAGTTGGTGGCAACGGCACGATCATCGGCTGTGTAAGGTCCATTGGAATCGGTGTGCATGGCGCTGGCACGTAAACGGTGCGCGTATTTGAGCAGCCCACCAGCAATGTCAGCAGGAACAGGCAGATCACAGGTTTTTTCACGGCGGAGAATCTCCCGATATTCGATTACGGTTTCTTCGGTGCTGGTGTCAATCAGGGAGTTGAGCCTATTGGCATGTTCTGCAACCTGATTGAATCGATTGAAGTTGAATGCCTGGGTAGCGATAACCTGCCCTTGCAGAGAATTGTCACTTCGCAGAACGTCGTTTTCACTTTGAAGATTACTGGCCTCCAAACAGCTCTTAACGAGGGCGACCGAAAGGCCAGCAATAATGACAACGCCGATAATACCCGGATTAATTTTCACTGGTCTATCCCCCAGCACGCCAGCGCACTTTCCTGGTCTCGCCGTTCTACCTGACCGTAGCAGCCGTTCTTCTGACCTTTAGTCATGCTGCAATCGCGACCACCGTCTTTAATCCACCAGCGGATTGCCTCGCATGCCCCGCGGCGGTCACCGGCATTAATGCGCTTATAGAACGTGGACGGGAAGCACTTACCTGGCCCGATGTTGTACGGGCAGAAAGAAGCTATCCCAGCTTTCTGAGGTTCGGTAAGCGGTACCGTAATATTGCGATCAACCCACGCCAGAGCCTTATTGCGTTCGATGGCGTTCACCTGATTGCATTTGGCCTGAGTCAATTTCATGCCCTGCACAACCGGTTTACCATCAACCATCGTTGCGCCGCGGCAAATAGTCCAGATACCGCCGCCATCTTTGTAGGCCGTGAGGCTGTTACCCTCTTTCTCATTCAGAAACTGATCGAGAATGACGGATGCAGGAGCACCAGCCAGTACCAGCCCCAGAACTGCAGTACTCAACTTTGCTCTGGATCCCATCACTCACCTTCCTTTTGTAATGCCTCAACGACCACGCTTGCAGCAGCGGGACGCTCGTGAAGGGGTTTATCACCAACGCCTTTCAGGTAGTCATTGACCATTTTTGTTCGCTTCTCATCCTCTCTACGCCTGCGGTTTGCATCTACCCGCCCGTTAATGTACGAGGCTAGCGAGATAAGCAGACCAGCAGCGCCAAAGAACATGAACACCAGATCCTGAGTGGTAAATCCAATGGCTGACGCCAGAGCTGCTACCCACGCGAAGAACTGCGTGAAGATGTTCCCTGAATCATTCATTTTCATGGTCTCTCACCTCGCTAAGTGCGGGTGCTGTTGATAAAAATAAAAAAAGCTGCCATACGGCAGCCTGATGATGATTGATACTCTTCGGCGCTTCTTTCTCCCTTAGGAAAGCAATAGATTAAACAATCCTTAAGGAGAGTCATTTAAACAAAAAAATAATTAACTGCTCACATAGTTTAAAGCTGTTATTATTTACATTAAGTCATGACTTTAGCTTTTGTGGATAAAAGAAAGACAATCGGGCAGAAGATGGAATTATTATTGCGGAGAGGAGTGATGTCGTTCTCCGCGCTTTTTTGTCTCAGACGAGCTTGTAATGTTTCGAGGATCGTTTTGCTAAAACACGTACTGAGGTTTAGCACCCTTTCTTAGCTCTGAGGTCTCTTACAAAACACAAGGGAGAAATAAAAAAAAACCTGCTCGGACAAGCAGGCATAAATAGCTAAGTTGGCAATAACTGAGGGAGTGGTGCCGGGTGCCTCCCGGTGGAAATGATCACAGCATTCATTTCCGCGCGCTGGTTGGACACTTTGGAGAAATGTCCTGCTGAACCGCCCCTCCGCTTAGGGGGATCCACCACAAAAACGCTTTCAGAAACATCCATTCCGCAGGATGCTTAAGAAGCATATGTGCAGTATGAAGAATCTGCCACATAATCAGATGAATATATTCATCTAAATGGTAGAGGGAGAGGGCCTTCAATCACCTCAGCTTCTCCGTTGTCGCAGATGTCGTCACCCTGTGTCAGATGCCAAATACCATTAAAAGTAAGTCCCGTCTCAAGGTCTTCAGTAACGCCATTGCTGAAGTAAGCAACCTGAATCCTACCGTTGTGCTGAATCCAGTAAAAACCTTCTTCCATATTCCCTCCTGCGTTGTTGGGGAAATTATAAGTCACCGCAGGGTTGAATGGTTTTAGATATTCTTAAGTCGCTATTAAGCAAAAAGCCCCACGGAGTTAACCGGAGGGCTTTAAACGAAGGCAATAACCCATCGTTAGAGCAAAATTACCACAGATTCGGGAAAAGTAAATAGCTCACGATAAATTCACGCCCTATTTTGTTATCTGCTTCAGCTGCGCATCAGCCCAGGCCTCTTCGATGTCAAACCTAGTGATGAGCTGATCGTAGAATGGCTTAACAGATTTCTTCCATATATCGAGGCTGATTGCATCCGTTATCTCCCTTAAAGCTGCGTAAGCCTCAGTTGATGGAATTCGCTCAAACCCCCGCCCACTGCAGCGCTTGCAATCAGCCAGTACCGGAACGCCCTGCTGCTCTGTAAGAGCCTGATTAACAGCTTTCCCGCGGCCATGACAATCTCTACAGGCACAACTAACAACCTTCTTCCCCTTACACTGAGGGCAGAGAACGCGTGCTACCTCCCTGACCTGCCTCCGTACCTCATACTCAGAAGGTCGAATATTTTCGACACCCATACTCAGCGACATCTTCACGAATTTCTTCTCTTTTGCCGGAGTGTGGGACTTCATGCTGAAAACCTCAGCGTCAATAAACCCTTCCCCATTGCAGCCATCGCACTGCTTCACACTGGCGGCGCTGCGGGAATAGTCCTCGAACGCGAAGGTGGCCAGTTGGTGCATTACCAGTGGTTTAACCACTGCATCAAGCTTTCGTAATGCCGCAACCCGATCGCACTTAGTCAACGCGTACTGGGCCAGCAGTTCGATCGCCCTCTCCCGGTCATTATTGCTGATACCCATCTTCCCGAGAAAGGCGCTGTAACCCAAGGCTGCCCGCTCCTGCGTCATGCCCATAGCAGCCATGATATCAGTTCCGGTTAATGAGTCTGACGCCGTAGCGCGCGGAGAGTCGCTAATCATTGTCGATTTGGCGAAGTGATATTTGAGGGTGTTTTCAAGATTCATGCGGTCTCCAGCTCGGTAATGGTGAGTACTAATTTCCCGCCCTTAACGACAGGCATTTTCACAACGCGATAGTCGACTACCTGGCAGTCATCCAGCCAGAATTCCGCCTTGGTTAAAGCGTCAAAAGCTGCCTTCTGCAGGTTATCCAGATCACGGCGCCGGCAGTCGGGCATGTGACATTCAATTCGGATTTTTAGTGGTGCGGCCGTGCGGATATTAAGCCGGGCGCTTCGAATGACACTGGCGACCGCATAGCGATACGCTACGCCATCAGCGCTAATGTGAGTGCGCCCGCGGTTGTGCCGGTAATACCGGTTGTTGCTCGGCGGCCAGGGCAAAGTGATTTGATATGTCTTCACGCTCACCCCCACATCCGGTTTCGCCAGCGACTGTCCGGGCGCGCTGGTGTATTTGAGGTCGGCAGGAATGCACTGACAGTCCAGGTCACGTAATCTGGGTTAAGGCTACGCTCAACGCGCACGCCGCGCGCTTTGTAACGCTTAACCAGCTCGTCGGCCTGTTCGGTGCTGCAATCGGTGTGGTGGAACCAGCTTTTCTTCATTCCATCACCCCGCAAAACCAAGCAGCTGAGCGGCGACATTTTCGGCCTCATCACGACTGCGGAATGAACGGGACAGGACCCAGCACCAGAGTACATCGAGCGCTGCTTTATAGAGCTGCTGGAATTCGAGCTCGTCCATGTTGGCAAACGAGATGCTTCGAGGATGTTTTTTGAGTGTGCCGTCTGGCAGCTGAATGGCATCAAAGTGCCCTGCCTCGATGATCACCCATGAGCGATAAGCATCGAAGGATTTGCACAGGCTAATGCCATTCGTTACGCGCCGGTATGCAACCTGCTCAAGATACTGCTCAGCAGCATCAATAAGTGCGCCCTCGTTCCCGCCATAAGAAGCCAGGAACTTGGCGTAGCCGGTAATCAGCTTCCGCTCGTTGCTAGAGATAGCCCCGCCGGTTGGTTCCCAGTATTCAAAACCGAGATTGAGAAGCGCGAAAAAGCGCCGATGGAATGCCGGGTTACGTACCCGCCTGAACTCGGCAACAAGAACATCGCCGAGTCGGGTTTTGGATTGCAGGAGTTCGCTGGTCTCGGGCGTAGCCGGGATCAGTATTCCTGAGTGGTGTTTGATAAGTTGTAATTCTAGCGCCATGGTTATCTCCGTGGCGCATCAGGTATAGGTTGTTCAGGCCTATGAAAGAATAATATCAGACGGGGGTGTAATTCGGTACCCAACCCGTTTTGCAAATTGCATGAACCCGTTGAGAGTGAAGATTTCTTCCTCTTCGAGTAACGGTCTTAATGAAACTATTCCATTTACTCGATAAACCAGATATCTCCCTTCCGCCGGGAAGCTATAGATAACTGCTTTATCGGCCCTTCTGACCACGTCGTACCATTGGTCATCTGCATTAAAGGCATCTGCACTACACACTATTTCCCCCAGAGCGACTTATTGACGCGGTAAACAGTAATCGGGAACAGCCAGGGGAACGCAAACAGCGATACTCTTTGAAGCTGCTCCAGTGAAATTCACGCGATTAATAAAACCACTCGTCAGCGCTTTCCCACGCCTCCTGCAGGATATGTTCGACCTCTTTCTTGTCGCCCCCGAAAACAGTCAGCCCATCATTGCTGGCACGCCTGATCGTTAGCTGACAATCATCAAACTGCTTACTGAGTCTTTTGAGCAGTTCTGACTCGAGCGCAGGTATAGCTCCATCAGGAAGTTTCTTCATGCGATCAATGGTTAACTCAATTTTCAT